AGGCCGAGGACGTTGCCTTGGCCGGGGACTTCTTGAACCATTCCCCTTACGACGGTGTAATAGGCAGCTTGGGCATTGATTGTGTCTTGGACTGACGGAAATTGAGCGGCCGCATCTAACTCGTCAAGATAGAAGTCCCCGGTGTCAAAAGGAGGATAAGGCAGCGAGATGAATGGAACAACATCGGCACCAAGAAAATAAAACGAGTATCCGTTTATTTGCGCGTAGCAATAACTAAGAATTGTCGAATCCGACTCATTCCTTGTTGCAAAATAAACGTAGCCATACTCACGACCTGAGATCGCGACAAGCGACGTGTCGATAACATTCGACCTGATGGACTTAATGTTTCCGGTTACTGGGTCGTTGTAATCTATATTCAGAGTGCCCCCCACCCAGAACCCGGTTCCCAATCTCGCGAAAGCGGTTGGATCATCTTCGCGAACACGAAGTCGCCACGTTCGCACTGACCCCGAAGGGCTTTCCCCACCATCAAACCGCTCGTAACCGTCAATCGACTTGACGCCCTGATTGATGGCAACCTCGAAATTTTCGCAGTCCTGCAAGCGTCCAGGGCTTACGGTTACCGGAGGGCTGAGAAGGTCCAACCCGCCATCGACAGGGATCGTGATGAATGGCATCAGTAGTATTGGCCAAGGTATGGAACGATTTCCGGCAGGCATTCCGAACGAAGGTCGTTCATGGCGTTCTCAAATTCCTTGTTGAACATTCCGTATTTCTGCATCTGGCCCTGAACACCCGCCCAATCACGCGCAGCAGCCCACCCGAGGGCTGCATGAAATCGTGTTGGCAACACAGGAATGTCGGTATCCGCTGCCAGCGGTGGCGGGATGAATTGGTAGTTCAGGGAAACGCCCATTGGCTCCGATGCAATTGACGCAAACTCAATGACGCCATCGGGTCGAACGGTGTAGTTGTAGGGCTTCCCCTGCGGGAGTGGATTGCGATCCAGTACGCCAAAATATTGCTGATAGGTGACGTAGAAACAATCGCCCTTGTCATTGACGCCAACTGACTGCCGCCACACTTGGCAGAAACGAATGCCAGGCCCACGGAAGAATGGCACATGCTTCTGAAAGTCCGTGATCGTTCCGCCTGTCGCGGTGTCGTAGGTCGTGCCGAACCCGGCAATGGTGACCGTGGTGGCCGCAACCGGAACGGTCGCAGTCGTCGTGATCGTGGCGGTCGCTGCCCCTGTTGGCAACGCCGTGGACTGAGCGGCGACCGCTTCCGGACTGTTGAACACCACTTGAATCGTGAACCGATTATTCGGCACGTCGCTGGTGACGGCCATCACGGTCACGTCGTATCCGAGCGCGCCGAATGGGCCAACCGATCCATCCGCACCGAGCGTGATGGTTGCCGTCTGGCCAATCGGAAAATCTGCGGCCTTCGACTCATCCGACAGCGTGATGCCGAAGCGCGGCAGGATCGTGTTCATCCCGGCAGGCAGGAGCATCGTCGTCTGACGCTCCAAGAACGTCCATGAATCCTGCTCGTTGAGCAAGGTCTGATAAACGTCATTCACCGACGCGACGATTTCGTAAAGGAAGCCAGTTTGCCCCGTTACCGTAGTCGGCGCGGTTCCGGGCAGTTCGTTTCCGCCACCAATGCGGCGGTGCGCGAACTGGCAAATCTGGAGGAAATTCATCAGGCAGCCTCGGCCATATCTTCGATGCCGAGCGCTTCGTGGATCTGCGTGAGAATGTCCTGATCGGTCAGATCACGGTAGAACGCGGGTCCAGCCGACTCGAACAGGTCAGAACGGATCTGGATCAGTGTGCGACGCGCCTGTTGCCCCTTGCCAACGAGGTCGACGAAATTGCCGTGCTTCTCCGCTTGGCGCAGCCAGTAGTCACGCAAGCCAGTCGGAAGATCCTCGGTTCCCGGAGTGATGCCGAGATCGTTGAAGTGATAGCGCGGCAACCAGTTGTCGTCATACTCGATGCGAATGACCTGGTTCTTTTCGTTCGTCACCTCGCGCTCGATCATGTGATTCTTGCGCGCGTCCTTGAGGTTCTGATACAGCGGTTCTGGCAGGTCGATGTTCTTGCCATACGGGAACGCCATTGCTGCGCCTTCCCAAGTCAACTGGAAGTAATTTCGCGGGTTCTCGTTGTCCGCACCCTGCGGATGCACGTTGACGCGGTGCTTGCGGCCACCCCAATTACGGGAGCGGATCGCATCGCCGTTCAGTGGCGGCTTGGGGTCGAAACGACCATTCTTGATGGCGGCGACCGGCTTTGATGCGGGCGGCTCGGCAAGTGGCGTGGTGCCGAATTGGGCGCACAGCTTCTCGCGCATCGTGCGCTCTGCCGTGTTCGGCCCGAAGTCCGAGCCCATGATCTTGCCGCACTCGCGCAATTGATCCCGAGTCAATCCCTCGAATCGCGATTCCGCGAATCGTTCGATCTGTTCGCTGGTGATGTTCATGCTTCCTCCAAAGAAAAAGGGCACCCGAAGGTGCCCTTGAAGTGAGACGTGGAACGGTTTTGTTAGCTGCCGAGATTGGCCATCTGGAGCCAGACGCCAATCGTGGTTGCGTTGCTGAAGGTTCCGGCGAGCGTCAGGATGATTTCATCCGTCGACGTGCTGAGAACCGTCACCGCCGCGAGCTGGGCAGGAGTGAGCAACGTCTGCGTTGCCGACTGGATCTGCGTGGTCAGTGACGCGATGGCCGCCGCGCTGGACGTGTAGCCCAGCGTAGCGGTCAACGAGCCGTTGGTGGCGGTTGCTGTGATCATTCCAGCTACCGGGCGAAGGCCGGAAACGACAGGAGCGATCTTGCCGATGTCCGTGGCGACCGTGCCTGCGGGGAACAGGACGTTGCCGCGAACCCAGACCGCTTCACCCGGGCGAACCACGTTCGGGGAAAACGACTGGTAGGTGCGCCCATCCGGCGAGAGAACGTAATACTGACTGTAGCGAGTTGCCATGAGTGTTTCTCCGTTATGCCGGGTTGGCGGTCACGCCGCATTCGATGCGGACAGACCAATCGTCAGAGGTCGGGATCGCCTCGTCGTACCACGACGCCGACACGACAATGCGGGCGTTCGTGTAGTCGGACTTGTCGGCCTTGTCGAGCACGTTGACCTTCGCGTTGCCGAAGCCGTCACGTTCCACACCGTTGATGTCGATTTCGGTGAAGGCGTGGCGAGCACAGACCACGAAGGGGAATACGTCGGTCAAGCCGGAAGTGGCTCGCATCGTCGTGGTCGCGGCACCCGCACCCAGGATCGGCACGAATTCCGGTGAGGTGACGAAGATAGCGTTGTCGACTGAGCCAAACGTGCCTTCCGGGTAGCCGGAGCCCGTCATCTCCGACTTCGTCTTGAAGCCGGGAAGATTGCGAATGTCCGGATGCGCGTAGGTGCTGACCAGAACCACAAAGCCCGCTTCCTGCGGAGCCGTGCCGACGCGGTTGCTGCCGGTGGATTCGCTGGTGAACGTCTGGCCCTTGGTGCCCTCAACATCGGAGATTGCCTTCTGCAACCGACCGAGCGTGATCGGCCCGTTGACTTCCGTGCGCTGCGTGACCGAAGTCGAGTTGAAGATGCGGTTGGTGCCGGAACACACGGCATTCCACCGCAAGCGTTCCTTGACCATCTTCACTTCATCGACCACCAGGCCGGCCATGTTATTGACCCAATCCACCGGGTCGAGGTCGGCGTTGTACGTTGACGTTGCCAGTGCGACCGCATAGCGGCGGATGGTGGCGGTGAACGTTTCCGTCTGCGGTGCACGGGTAACGACGTTCTGGCCTTCCGCTTCCGGAGTGGTCGAAATAGCGCCGTTGATGAAGCGGACAAGGATCGCAGACGCACCGGTTCGTGCGCCCATCTTCACCTTGTCAAACACATAGCCCACACGCTGGAAAGCATGGGCGCGCTCAAGAACCTCCTTGAGCAATACGGCCGGCACATAGGTCGGGAGAGTGGCGATTGCCATGGAAATATCCTCGGATTGGGATGGGGATTATCGGTAGCCGGCCGCTTCGGCCTGTTGGAGTTGAGCTACCCATTCGTCCGCTTCCGGCGACGAGATTCCGTTGGCAGCTCGCGCCGCGATCGGTCTACGTATTGTCGGATTTGGCGCTGCCTCCAGCGGCTTGCGTGCCGGAGGGTTTTGCGGCGTGGCTTGACCTTGCGATTCACGCTCAATGAGCAGATTGGCAAGATGTTCGTCACGCTTGTATTGATCAATCAGGAAAGCGACGTTCCGCGCATACGGCGACTGAACGTATTGGCGCAGCTCGGGTTCAAGTGCCTGTATCCAATTGCGCCACTTCTCCCCGTTCAGAATCTGCGGGGCGTCGGGATGCGTCTCCACGAGTTCGGCGCGCTGCTGCTGCTGGAACAAGTGCGCGCGCATCTCTGTTACAGCGCCTCGCAATTCGGTGTTTTCGCTGGATAGCTTGCCGGTGCTTTCGTCCAGCGCTTCCTTGATCGCGCCGAAAACATCAGCCTCTTCGGGGTACTGTTCCTTGAACTTCTCCAACGTGGATTGCAACTTGTCCTTGTTCGCACTCGACTTGCTGTCCTCGTACGCCTTGAGTCGTTTCTGCAACTCCGTACGTGCGCGGCGCTCTTGCTCAAGCGCCTGTTGTGTCGGAGCGACTTGGCCAGCCTGAGCCTTCCATTTGCGTTCCAGTTCGATGCGCTCCCTCGCGGCATCGTCAAGCTTTGTCTTGATCGCGTTGCGGGTTTCTTCCGGCAGCGCGCTGAAGCCTGGGAATGGCTCGTCGGTGTCCTTGGCTGACACTGCAGGCTTGTCTGGCGCGCTGTCATCCGCCTCGATCTCGGGCGGCTTCGTGTCCTTTGATGGATCTTCTGCAGGCTCGTCGTCAATCTTGAAGCCCGCCTCCTTTGCCTGTTCGAGAAGCGCAAAGTGCTCGTCCGCTTCGGAAGGCGGAGTGTTTTTTTCAGTGCTCATTTGGTCTCCTAAAGCCCGAAAGTGATCGGTGCGCTTTCGATTTTTTCGGGCACGTCAGCCCAAGTGAGCACGTCCTTGAAGGCCCGAATCCGCGCCCGGATCTGGGTCGTGCGTTCCGTGCTCACGGTCTCGGATTCGAGTTCCGCGCGCAGTTCGTTGATTCGTTCAGTTGCCATGGCCACAACAATCAGCCACGTTGCGTCATGCGGGTTGATGGTCAAATGCCGCTCCCGGACTGGCGCTTGAGCGCCATTTCCTGCGCATCGCGCTCGATCTTCATGCCGGTTTCAGTCAGCCGTGCATTCCTCGCTTCGCGGCGATCCTGCGCAAGCTCGCTGGCCTTGATGCGGTTTTCCTCAGATCGCACGGCGGCAATCAATCGCGTCGATTCCTCGCGCATCTGAGCAATGCGCAGTCGTAATTGCATGTCCTGCTCGTTCTGTTCCAGTTCGCGAACCTTCAACTGGTAATTGGCCATCGCCTCGCTGTTATCGCCAGTCGGTTGTTGCGACTGCGCAAGTTCGCGTTGTGCCTTCAGTTTCTCGACCTCGGCCTTGACTCGCTCGGTCTCGGCCCTTGCCATCTTGTACTCAGCATCAGCCATCGCCGGGTTCGGCTGCTGCGCCTGCTGCTCCATCTTGGCTTGATATTCCTCGTCTGGGAGAATCCACTCAGAGACGGGAGCGTCAACCAGATCGGCGAGCGTCCTGAGGATCTTCCCCTCGTCCACGCGCGCGCGCATCGCCGGGTCGGCCAGTACCATTGACGCGAAGCTCTGCGATTGCTGAACCTGTACGTCCTTGACCAGCCGCTGTGATTGCACGGATGGACGAACGATGAAGTTGCCCTTGATCGAATCGTCCGGGTTGTTCTCACAATTCCACCAGACCATGCGCTCGATGGACGGGGTAATGACCTCGTCGTCCGCAGAACACGCCACGCGCACTTGCAGGATGCTCTTGGAGTTGAGGATCATCGCCATGCCTGATGCGGTCGGAGCCTCCCCCGCACCGTCGGGCGATGCCCACATGGACGTATTCAGTTCCTCGTCCATGTTTGCGAGCGCACGATCAAATATATTCAGCGCCTGCTCGGTGACGTTCGGGATCGTCTCGACCGCAAAGCAATCGTTCAGCGGTTTGTCATTGTCAGTGACTTCGAGCATCTTCGGCCCGCGAATGTTCGCTTGCCCGTCGCTGAACTTGATCTTCCCTGATCGCCAGAGAAATATCGGGCCACTCGAAACGGACTGATTATGCAGCGCCGAAGTCCACGCCGCTTCCGCTGCGCGCTGCGACCCTTCACCCAGTTCCGGCAGGCTCACGCCGAACATCGAATCGTCGCGAGCGAATGGCGCAAAGACGTAGTACGGAATGCGCGTGTCGTCAGGGACTTCCGATAGCTTGGAGCGCAGTACGAAATCCTGACTGAACCATATATCGGCCATCGCAATCGGCGGCATGTCCTTGTCGCTTTCCTCGCAACCGCACAAGCCCAACACCTCAAGGTCGTCGCGCTCCAACGTGCCGGTATAGCGCCAGACGGCGTATTTCCCGGTCGTCAACTCGCCACGGTTGAAGACGCCATTGCGCTGCGCGATGTTGGTCGCGAGTTCGCCCAAGTCCGGCTCTGTATTCAGCAACTCGGCGATCTGCGTTTGATCGAACCCGTCGCCCAGCATCCGCACTTCGAGCGGACTCATGATGTGCGCGTAGAACGCAAACTCCGCACGCTCGGCCTTGTCGACCGGGTCGGGGTAGAACATCCAGGGATCGGCGTCCATCAACCCGGGGAGAACCCGATTTTCCGACACCATGCGCCCTGGTGTTCCCGCCATCGGGTCAGGTGGCATGTAGTGCCGACGCGTCACATTCTTGTTCAGCGGCCCCATCATCAATCCAGTGCCGAGCCGCGCTGCGTCCTGAGCCATCCGACGCATGCCACGTTCTGATCGGCATAACGACAACTGATCTACGATGGTCGCCTTCATCCCATCGGCTTGCTGTTGCGTCGTCCCTGGCTCTGGTTCCAGTTCCCACGGATTGGCCGACAGCATGTCGACAATCCGAGCTTCCCAACGATCCGTCCGCGCCCGTAGCAGTCCCGGTTTCAGCGTCCGCTCGGAATCGACGCCGCCCGATACCGGCTGCGCCTTGGTCGCCTCCATCAACCGGCTCATGCCGTAATACAGGCGCAGGGAGTTTGCCATCGCGCATTCGATATCGCGCTTTGCGCAGATCGCCTGATCGCGCTTGGCGCAGAGTCGGATCAGTAGCGCTCGCAGCTTGCCGATGCGCTCCAGTTCAGCGGCTTCTGCGGCCTGCGCCATCGCCTCAAGGTCAACCGGCGACAGCGCAATCTCGCCCGTCACCACAACGTCAAGCTGCGGTGATTCCATGGGTTCGGTCATCATCAGTAGAACTTTAGCTCGTCGACCTTGGGGGTCGTATGGGATGGACGCTTGGTCACGGCGATATCGAGTCCTGAAACGATGAGATAGCGGGTCGCGTCCATCAAATGATCGTCTTCCTTGCGGACGTGGTTTTTCTCGTCGTATGAGTAACGGCGGTATTCATCCAGCCAGTTCTCGCATGTGCTGTAGACCTTGAGTCGCCCCGTCGCCAGTCGTTCGAGCACAGCAGCAATGCCGCCGTCTACCGACTTGTCCGGCAGGCGGATGCGAACGCCTTGTTCGCGGTACAGGTCAATGAACTTCTCGCCCGTAACCTGCGATGCGCCGGCTGCGTCTCCGCATCCCGGG